TCCGTGAACAGATCGGTGACCTTCATAACGACATCCACCGGCAGACCAGCCAAAATGGTCTTCTGGATAAACTCGCCCAGAGCCTCCAGCTTGTAGATGCTGGGCCGACGCCAGAGCACCTGAACCTGAGCCTCCTCGGCCTTTTTCGGGTTGCCCTTCAGACGGAACGAGCAGCGCATCGCCTTTTCGAGGCCGTAGCCAACGGCCGCTTGACGAAGGCGAATCTTTGAAGTCAGCGCTGCCTGGTCCTGGTAGAGCGTGTCACCCGAGACGTTGACCATGCGGTTCATCAGGTAAGAGGCGGGCGTCTGCGAAATGGCAGCAAGATCACCAATATCGTCTCGAACAGCTTCAAGGATCTGGGTTAGGTCCGCCGCCTCGAACTGGCCCATCTTGGCAGTCTCGTTCGTTGTGGCCCAGACGACATCCGAGCCCGGCTTGAACTCCTCACCCTTCTTTGCGCCGGTGACCCAGCGCTGGTTGTACGCCTGAGACTTCGAAATGACTAGACGATCCAGAATAGTCAGATTGATTCGATCCTGGATGTCCAGAATAGACTCGTGCTCGGCCCGGCTCTGAGTGCCGAAGGCCGGCTGCCAAGCCACCCGGAAGATGGTGACCTCACCAGTCGGGTTGGGCTGGACCTCGACCAACGTGAACTGGCCACCGTTGGGGCCATCACCCACGAGCTTGGTCGTCAGCGACGCGGTGTCAGTGCCGATATTGTCGGTCACCGCTGGCGCCTCATAGCGACGGATCTCGCCGGGCAGGTACAGGATCGCCACCATGACCGGCTCAGTATCGTCCTGCCAGAGTCGAAGCCCGGCCAGAGTCCGAGTCGGATACCGAGGGTCCTGCTCGGTGATACACATCGTCGGATCGAGAATCGTCCAGATAGGCTCCTCTCCATCCCCTTCTGGTGGAGAGACCATGATGTAAGCGTCACCGAAGGTTGCGCACATATTGATGAGCAGCGGAGCCTGGTACTCCATGTCGTTAAAAGCCCAGATACGCTTTGCTTCCTCGTCAACCTGCTCGTGTGGACCGAACTGGAATCCAAGGGGNTCCATGCGCTCGGTCACGGCCCGGATGACCAGCTCACAGTAATTGGTACGAGCCTTGCGCTGGAGATTCCTCAGCGCGACAACGTATCGACGGTCGCCATTAGGAAGGTCATGATGACCAAGTGCGTAACGCTCCAGCTTGTCATAGCGGTGACGGCGGGCCATAAGCCGCTGCGTCAGTCGCCGCAGATACCATCGTGGGGTACCCGGAGTCTGAGCGTCGTCGGCATCATCCTCCATCTCTAGACGCGGTTGTGTCATATCACCTCCTAATAGCTGAATAGAACACCCGTGTTATCCGACAATGCACCGTCATGAATAGCGATCGCTGCCGCTTCGACGGCCAGCACAGCGGCCTGAGCCAGAGCGATGTATCGAGTCGTATGACTCGTCTCATGACGAATTACGTNGCCCTGGGGGACTTCCTCGACATGGGCATTCAGGATGTGACGGCTGATGGCGCCGTCCTCCCATTTGATGCGTCGGCCATACACGGCGTCCTCAAATTGCTGCACGGCCCGAGCCATCTTGGCCTTGTTCGACATCCAGAACTCTTCGATGATGTCGCCGTAGTCGCCGTGCCATCTGGCGATGATGTCTCGACGGTGAGTCGGGTCACAGAGAACGAGAACGACATTCATATGGTCCAGGATCTTTCGCATCCTGGCGTCAATCTCGCCCCAAGGACAATCCCACGGCTCCATCCCGGCACGTATACGATCGGTACGGTGGGCTCCTTCAGGAGCTTCCCATAGGCCCAGATTGAACAGCGCGCCGTCTTCGAGACGAACGGCAACGATGCCGGCCGCTTTCTCCCTGGTGGCTCCCACGAAACCAAGGGCAAGAGTGTCTGTCGGATGGGGTTTGCGGATTCGAGTTTGACGACAGTCCATCCAGGCTTTGTAGTTAAGCCACGCAGAGGGCGGCCTAACTCGCTGGTTGAACCAGAAGCGGCGAGATACGGCCTCAGAGTATTGAGGGTCGTTGATCTCTTGCCAAACACGGTTGATATCCACCCAGCCGTGCTCTGGGTGGACGGCATCACCATAAACGTATCGCAGAGCCGGAAAGGCTTGCTCGGGGTCATATATATCGTCGATATCAACTTGTCGAGTATCGAAGAGCAATCCTTGTACAACAGACTCACCGCTCATCATCTTTTCGTAGGTCTCGTGAGACTTCTCGGCAACCGAGCCTTGCCCGGGGACCGGAGCGTTAGTAGTTTCGATGAATCGACCGCCCATCTTCCCGAGGTTACGAGACAATGCCTCATACAATTCCGGCCCCTTTTCCGCCGGGACCCAGAGGTGCGTTTCGTCCATAACAACGAACGTCGCACGATTACCCTCGCGGCCTCGTGGAGAGGCGGTTACCTTTTCCAGCTTCCGGCCCCCGGGAGCTACAGACTTCGCTAGCATCACTTCGACATCNGGATAGGCATTAATGAACTCGCCCTGGAGCATCATTTCTCGGCACAGGGCGTACGTGTTCTCTGCCTGGCTGTCGGAGATGGCGGCGATCTGAACTAGAGGGGTAGGTGCCGGCATCCCAACGGGCTTACCTTCGGCGTCCCAACCGGCGAATTTCACCGGCCCCATGAATTCAGTACAGCAAATTGCGGCCAAGAGCGGAGACTTTCCCCAGCCCTTCGGGCGCTCCAAAACCGCTCGCCTATAGATGAACTTGCCAGTCTCGTCGATGGCGTAGAACCAGAGGATGAAGAGAGCCTGCTCCGGGCTGTAGACCCAGGGTTCACCCTGCCGCTTACCGTCCGGTTGGGCTAGGAACGTGGTGCCCCAATCGAGAATGTCCCATCCAAGAGTATACCTAGGCAGTCCCTCCGGTAGCATTTTGCTTAGCCTCTTCCAAACGCCGATTTACAAGATCGAAGTAATTCACCGTCTTCTGGAGCGAAACTTCGGCCTCGGCGCTCTGTTCATTCCTGATCGTGGTCTTGGACATATTCAGACGCATCCGGTCCTCCAGGGCAGCACCGAACATGCCCTCCCGCTTCCGCAACTCGCCCGTCAGAGCGGCAAGAGCGGTGTTAGATACGCCATACATAATACGGTCGTGGACAAGGGCACCTTGGAATAGAGACTCCCAATCGGTGTCGATGCAATACATAGCTTGCGGAGATCGACGCCAAGTCTCCCACCATTCAACAGTGTAGGGGTGCCAAGAACGACCGGCCGGGTGAGGACGAAGCTCTGGTCCACGGACAACACCATCCCAATCAGGAAGCTCGATAGTTGGCTCTGACTTCTTTCGCTCCTTGGGAACGACAAATCCGTTCTCGTCATAGCCATCCTTATTTCGGCGCACTCGCTCATCTGGATGCTTTGGCCGCGCCATAACCTCACCTCCCCAGATAGTCCTCTAGAGCTAACTGGATACCTTGAAGTATCGAAATCTTCGGTACGTAGTACTGACGGAGCTTCGATGGGTCGCCCACTCGGTAGTAGACGCCTGTCGGGGCGTCATGGATGTAGGTAACTTCCCCTACCTCTCCGGTCTCACCGGTGAGACGCTGGTAGATGTTTCGAGCGGCCTGAACGAGATCGCCCATCTCTGTGCCCACTCCGGTGCACAAATTGACAGGCTCCTGGACGTTTTGCTGGTAGATCGCCCAGGAGCCACGAATCACATCATCGATATGTATCCAGTCCCGGGTTTGTCCTGGCGGCCCCCAAACCTCTAGTTCGTTGCGCATGGCCCGTTTGACGATGCTCGGGAATGGATAATCATCGCTCTGATCGGACCCGTAGCCGCTGAACGGCCGGAGAATGTGCACACGGAGGCCAAGGGCTTGAGCCCTGCGGGCAATACGCTCACCGGTCAGTTTCGCCCAGCCGTAATCGGCGTCGGGCTGTGCCAGAGCGCTGAAGTCGATGTCTTCCTCAGAAAGTCGCCGAGGCGGGTGCCCCCCGCCCGGACACGTCGTGCACCACCGCTGTTGGAGATGGATGGGGTACGCGGCCGAGCTAGAGTAGTAGATGACGGCCTTGGCGCCGCCGTTGAGCGCCCAGCGGAACATCGCCGCATCTAACAGGGCGTTCGTCGCCAGAGCCATGTTGGTGNCATCGATATGTTTGCGACCACCCACCTCGTAGGCGCAATGGACTACGAGGTCGTACTGCTCGTCGGTGTCCTCTACGAAGAACGGGATACAGTCCTCGTCGGCACCGTTGGCGATGTCGAGCCCGTAGACCTCCCAATCCTTCACCTTGAGGAAGTTAACAAAATGGCGACCGATGAAACCTCGGTCGCCTGTTACGAGAGCCTTCATATTCAATTCCTAGTAACAAAGCCAGATCTAGTCACTCACTGTTGTCCCCATTGATGCGATTTCGTCGCCACGCACGGTAGGCACGAGGGTCGCTAAGATAAGTTTTGAGGATGTCGCGATGTTCGGGGTGCCGTGGCCGATCCCATTCGTCGAAACCTTCGCCAATGAAGGCGAGATCGTCCGGACGGTCGAGAAGGATCTCCCGGCGCTGCTGTTTTCGATCAAAATGGAAGAACTCGTCGTGGGCGANCACCCACGGCTTATGGCGCCGGTGCAGATAGAAATTTAGCCACCACTGATCGATTTGGTAGAAATTATTTGATCCCAGCTTGATTCGGAGGGTCTTCTCGATCGTTTTGTAGAAATCCTCGGGTGGAACGGCCGGAATCTCGTTTTTGAGGACGCCGCAGACGTTAGCGACCGCTCCCCAGAGCCCAGCGAGCACAGGAACGCCGTGATAGGGATGATCACGGATGATATGGACCTTCCGCTTGCTCTCCAGCCAATCCTGGATGCACCAGATCTCTCTTGGGCTCGGCCGGGAGTCGCAGTCGCGAAAAAGGACGTAATCGTAGGTTTCGTGGTCCCTCAGGGCGTCAAAACGCCAAAAAGTAGCCGTATAGTCCTCGGGATAGTCCCAAAACCGAATGATTTCGGCTCCGAGGGAGTCGAGGATGCGAATGTAGTAGTCTGGTACGCTCTCGCCGACGTAGAACCGGCACCGAACGTCCAGCGGGGTCTCGTGGACCCACAAATAGGCGTTTCTAACGGCGCCTTGGAGATACAGCGGATTTTCGCCGTACAGAGTAAACGAAACTAGTCCATGCATTGACTCCCTCGCGAACAGCCTCGTGGAGGGGACTCTTCTCGGGACCACCGCAGACCGCACAGAGAAGTTCACGCAGCCGAGGCGAGACTTGAAAGNGATGACGCGGCGGGGCGGAAGCTTGAGTCCGCTCCTGGTGGAATTCGGCGTACCCCTGAGTGTCAAAAGCGCGCATTCNCCGCCTTCCCCGTCACCAGGGCTCTGTCCAGCCGTTCTCGATGAGCATCTTGAGCTTCCCAACGTCCTCGCGGAAGGTTCCAGAGGCGTGATACTCGTTATAGGCGGCCGAATCGTGCCGAACGACGAGCGTCGAATTGACCGCGCGGTAGCCC